TTAAAGTAACTAAAACAAAAGTCTTAGCAGCCTTTGGTCAGCTAGTGGACGTTATCTTTGGCGGTAATAAGTTTCCTATTGGTGTATCAGAAACAAAAGTACCAGAAGGTATAGAAAAGCACGTTAACTTTAATCCTTCGTTAGAGACTTCACCGCCTCAACCCGAAGAAGAAAAAGAATCTGCTGACTCAGAAAGTCCTTTTGACGTAGGTTACGAAGGTGACGACAAAGTATTAAAACCCGGAGCAACTTATGGCTCCGGTAAATTTAAAGTTGTTCGCCCTGAACAAGAATTAGATATGCAAGAAGGGCTAAGTCCTATACCGCAAGCTTTAGAAATAAATCCTGCTCAACAGGCAGCAAGAAGAATGGAAAAACTTATTCACGACCAAATTGAAGAGTCTAACGGTTCTTCAGAACTACGGTCAGCTCTTTTTGAGTGCGCTCTTTTTGGCACCGGAATTATAAAAGGCCCATTCAATTTTAATAAAACACTAAATAGATGGGACGAGGACGAAGAAGGCAACAGAGTCTATAAACCTGTTGACGTAAGAGTTCCTCGAACTGAGTTTGTATCTATCTGGGATTTTTTTCCAGACCCTAATGCCACTAATATGGACGAAGCAGAGTACATTTTTCATAGGCATAAGTTTAATAGAACACAACTTCGTAGTCTCGGTAAGATGCCTTACTTTAATAGAGACGCTATTCGTGAATGCCTTTCAATGGGACCAAACTATGTAGAGCAAGACTACGAACACGAGCTTAAAGACGATAACATTGCTTCCGAGTATACTTCAGGACAGTTTGAAGTTCTTGAGTATTGGGGCGTGATGGATGCAGACTACGCAAAAGAAGTCGGAATGGAGCTGGACGAAACTATAGACGACTTAGACGAGGTACAGATAAATGCTTGGGTATGTAACGGACAATTACTCCGCGCTGTTGTTAATCCTTTTACGCCTTTTAGAGTACCTTACCAATCCTTTCCTTACGAAAGGAATCCATATAGCTTTTTTGGAATTGGTGTCGCAGAAAACATGGATGATTCGCAGCAAATAATGAATGGACACGCTAGAATGGCTATTGATAACTTAGCCCTCTCTGGCTCCTTAGTATTTGACGTAGACGAAACAGCTCTTGTAGGTGGTCAAAGTATGGAGATTTACCCCGGTAAGGTCTTTAAAAGACAAGCTGGTGTACCCGGAACAGCAATCAACGGCTTAAAGTTTCCAAATACCTCCCAAGAAAACATGATGATGTTTGACAAGTTTCGACAGCTTGCCGACGAACAAACAGGCATTCCAAGTTACTCACACGGTCAGACAGGTGTTCAAAGCATGACACGTACTGCTTCAGGTATGTCAATGCTACTTGGTGCAGCATCGCTAAATGTTAAAACAGTGATTAAAAATCTTGACGACTTTCTTTTAAAGCCTTTAGGAGAAGCCTACTTTCAGTGGAATATGCAGTTTCTTGAAAAGACTTTAGGAGTAGATGGAGACTTAGAAATTAAAGCTACAGGCACAAACAGCCTTATGCAAAAAGAAGTAAGGTCGCAGCGTTTGACGATGTTCTTACAAACAGTTCAGAATCCTGCGGTTGCGCCCTTTGTTAAGATGAACAAATTAATTTCTGAGTTAGCATACAGCTTAGATTTAGACCCCGATGAACTGCTAAACGACCCTGAAGAAGCGGCGATTATGGCACAAATTATAGGAATGCAAAATGGACAAATTACAGGCGAAGAGGCTGCTGCCCCTAATCAACAACCGGGAGGCATGGGCGGCCCTGAAGGAGTACCTCAAGGACCGCAAGAACTTGGAGCAACAGGTACTGGCGGTGGCAACATCGGAACTGGCGCTGTTCCGCAGTCAGGGGAAGCTGAGTTCTCTGGTACACCTAGAGCAGTTGAGAGTTAACGCACACGCAATTTTGGAACCTAAAAAAGAAACACACGAGGAATAAAAAATGCCTAAAAACAGTCGAAGAAATAAAAAAAATAAAAATCGTGGTGAAAGTTCTATCATGGTTCCTAAAGAGCGTGAGGGTTACGCTGGCGGCGAAAGTGTAATTGCTGGTGCAGGCGGAATGCCTCACGATGTAGATACTATGTCCCAAGAAGGCTTGATGGCGATGCCTTCAGAAATGCCTGAAGAACCCACAGAGGACGTTCCAGAAGATACTTATGCAAATGCGACTCCAGAAGAAATAGAAGCTGAACAGGAAACAGATGAAGTAATGGAAGAGGACTACATAGGGTTTGTTTTAAACGAAGCCTTAGTCCCAGAAGAACAAGAATATTTAATGCAAGTTTTAGAAGGCGACCCACAGCTTAGTCAAATCTTTGACAAGGTAGTGGAGACAGCTTCTGAATTTACAGGGGCAGGAGAAGTAGCAGGCCCCGGTAGCGGCATATCAGACTCAATACCCGCACGTTTATCGGACGGAGAGTTTGTTATGACTCAGAAAGCTACTGAAGAATTAGGCGCAGACAATCTCCAAACTATGATGGATGATGCTGAACGCGCCTACGACGGTGGTATGATGAGAAAAAATCGGTATCTTGGCGGTGTAATGCAAGGTACTGAGGACGAACTAAGGCTAGAGAATGAAAGTAGCACAGATGACGACATACGAAAGTTAATGAGCATCAAAGCTAATAAAACTCCAAGTCTTAGATAAGTGTAGGTACGACACATACCTATTTTAATTTACGGCTACCTTGACAAGCCAAGCCCCAGAAGTTTTTCTATAGAAAAAATTAGTATGGCTACCTTGCAGAGTACAAGCCCCGTAGGAGATATAACATGAGTGAAGTAACCCAACCAGTAGCAGAAGAGGATAAAAAAGCAAACCCGTACAACATGAATAAGCCTTGGCATACGCCAGATAGCCCACACATGGACACTGCGGAACAAATGTTTTTTGAAAAACCACAGCAGCAGGCTACCCTTACAAATGATGAGGCCCTTGACGAATCACAAACTGCGGCTCCTAAGAAACGTACTAACTATAAAAAAAGATACGATGACTTAAAGCGTCACTACGATGATAAGGTAAACGAGTTTAAACAACGTGAACAAGAAATGCAGGCGCAAACATCGCCTAACTACACGACTCCCAAAACTCACGAGGATTTGGAAAAGTTTAAACGAGAGTATCCAGATTTGTATGACACAGTTGAAACTGTAGCACACTTACAAAGTTCAGAGCAAGTTAATCAACTTCAAGGACAGTTGCAAGCTATTCAAGAACGCGAAGCTAAAATCGTTAAACGAGAAGCAGAAGCCGACTTAATAGCCAACCATCCAGATTTTGAAGATATTAGAGGTTCTGAGTCTTTTCATGAGTGGGCCGGAGTACAACCAGAGCAGATTCAGGAGTGGATTTATAATAACCCTGACAATGCTCAACTTGCTTCTAAAGCTATCGCCCTTTATAAAATAGAGAATGGGATACAAACTCAAACTAAATCACAGCCCAGACAACGGGGTTCCGCCGCTGATATGGTTTCAACTAAAACAAAAACCATTGATACCAAAGAACCTAAAATTTGGACTGAACGGGAAATCGCTATGATGTCTTTAGACCAGTTTGATAAGTATGAAGAAGAAATACAACAGGCTATATCCGAAGGCAGAGTAGTAAAATAATACTCAACTAGGAGAACAACAAATGGCATATAATCAATCAGACCAGTTTTTTGAGCCAAGTACAGACACCAATGCTAACTTTGGTAACTCTGTCAGTGGTCAAACTAATTCTTTCTTTCTACCTAAAGTTTATTCTAAGCAGGTCCTAAACTTTTTTCGTAAATCTTCTGTAGCTGAAGCAATTACGAATACGGACTACGCTGGTGAAATAAACAATTTTGGTGATAGTGTACGAATTATCAAAGAGCCGGAAATTACTGTTTATCAGTACGAGCGTGGTGCAGATGTCACCGCAACTAAACTAACCGACCAAGAAATTACGCTGGTCGTTGACACGGCAAACGCCTTCAAATTCATCGTTGATGATATTGAAAGTAACATGTCTAATGTCAACTGGCGTGACGCAGCAACGTCTTCGGCAGCTTACGCATTGCGTGATGCTTTCGATGAAGGCGTAATTGCTGTCATGTTTGCTGGCGTATCAGCCTCAAGTCCTAACCACATTTTAGGTTCGGACAGCGCGACTGACCTTGCTGCTGGTACCTTTGATGGTACTGGTAACTTGGACATTGGTTTTGGGTCTTCTGAGCATGACCCTATTGACGTTCTTTCACACATGGCCCGTCTTCTTGACGAGCAGAATGTGCCGGAAGAAGGACGCTGGTTTCTTGCGAATCCAGAGTTCTACGAAGTGCTTGTTCAAAGTTCTTCGAAACTTCTGTCAGTAGATTATAATGCTGGTCAAGGTTCAATTCGTAATGGTCTAGTTAGCTCCGGTAAGCTTCGCGGCTTTAATATGTATAAAACTAACAATATAGCAGCCACCTCTAACGCGGCTGGTAAATGTATTGCTGGACATATTAGCTCAACGGCTACTGCTCAAACTATAACCAGCACGGAAGTTATTCGTGACCCTGATAGCTTTGGCGACATTGTACGTGGTCTACACGTTTATGGCGGCAAAGTTCTACGCGGAGGCGCTCTTGCGTCAGCGTTCTACGGAATCGACTAACGTTACTTAGGTGAGGGGGTCTTTGAAGGCGCACTGTAGTCCCACGCGCAAAAGACCCCTGAACCTTCTTCTCATGAAAGGAATTTAAAAATGCCACAACTCGGAAGTAATGCAAAACCTTTTGTAATGAGTACAGGTACAAAAGTGAGTAAAGAAAGCCGTTTTCGTAAAGGTTTTGATAAAATAAAGTATAGTGAAAACTATGACCGTATCTTTAAGAAAGAGGCTACAACGGAGAAACTACGTTCCACAAACGAAGGTACTTCGTACCGTCAAGAAAAGGAGAAAGTAAAATGATGCAGATACTATTACCATTAGGCGCATTTGGCGTACACCCCGAAGAAAAAAAAGTGCCTGATGGAAAACAGGACCATCAAAGTATTTTTGAACTTGAAAATAAGTTTGATAACTCAGGACACAAACAAGGAATGAAATATAATTCAGAACAACGGATGAAAACTGCAGGATACTAATTTATGGCTACGACCTACCTTCAATTAGCAAATGAACTTTTAAGAGAATTAAATGAAGTAGAATTAACTGCCGCTAATTTCTCTGACTCTAAAGGTATTCAGACGCATACTAAAGACCTTGTAAATAGGTCTTATCTTGATATAGTAAATGAGGAACCTAAGTGGCCTTTTTTGTCTATAGGAGAGTCGGGCGGAACAGACCCAATGTACGGTAATACTTATATTGAAACTGTTGCAGCAACTCGTTGGTACGAATTGAAGACAGCCGCAAGTAGTATAAAAGATGATTATGGTTCTGTAGATTGGGAAAACTTTATGCTTACAACTGTAGGCGTAAGTGGCGAAACCGCACCGTATACTGTGCGTAATCTACGTTATATGAGTACAGAAGAGTGGAAGGATTATTATAGACTTGGGCAAAATAAAGATGATGCAGACCAAGCAAATGGAGGCACTCCTTCAAGAGTAATTAAAAGTCCTGATAATCGAAAATTTGGACTGTCTCCTATTCCTGACCAAGTATATCGTATTTGGTTTTATGCTTATACTCTTCCTACAGAGTTGTCTGCTTATAGCGATGAAATAGTTTTTCCAGACTTATACGTTCCTGTGCTTATTAATAGGGCGAGATATTATTTACATCAATTTAAAGACAATGCTCAAAACTCTGCTTTTTCTTTATCAGATTACAATCGTGGTTTAAAAACAATGAAGCTACACCTGTTAGATGCAACGCCTAATTACTTTAAAGATGACCGTATAAGGTTTACATAATGGGACAATCGCAACCGTATGGTGTATCGTGCAAAGGTGGTCTGAATACTAATTTAAACCAATTTGAAATGCTGGCACAACCCGGAGTTGCTACGACCTTAGAAAACTTTGAAGTAGACTCTGATGGGGGCTATAGGCGTGTGAACGGCTTTGAACCTTTTGGTGGTGATGACGCAACAAGACCAAATAGTGCTAACGCTATTCTTGGTCTTTTTATTTATGCAGACGGGTTAATTGCTTGCTCTGGAACAAACGTTTACTTTACGCTAGATGGGGTAACATGGCTTCAAATTAACAAAGCGTCAGTAGCGGGGGGAGGTGATGATTATACTGCTTTTACAGGACGTTCTGCGTTAGCTAGGACAAATCAAAGTCAGTGTAATTTTACTCTGTATGAAGGTGAGTCTACTTATGGTGAAGTTGTAATTACTGACGAAGCGTCTGCTACAAAACCCTTTTATTTTAAAATGACAGGAACGGGAGCATTAAGTAATCGTACTTATTTTGCAAAAGAAATTACAGTATCAGGTACGGTGTATCCTACAACTTGTATTATTCATAATAGGCATTTAGTTGTCGCAGGAAACACAGATACTCCAAATACAATTTACTATAGCGGAACAGACGACATAGATGATTTTACAAGTTCAGGGTCAGGTTCTATTAAATTAGATGATAAGGTAATTGGCGTAAGGTCTTTTCGTAGCGACCTAGTAATTTTTTGTAAGAACAGCATATACAAACTTCAAAATATAAATAATAGTTCAACAATTGCTATAGTCCCTGTAACGAAAAACGTAGGCTGCTTAGATAATCATAGCATACAAGAAATTGGAGGTGACTTAGTATTTTTAAGTCCAGACGGTGTACGAACTATTGCAGGAACATCAAGAATTGGCGACGTAGAATTAAGCTCGGTAAGCCGCCAAATTCTGCCGATAATAAATAGTATAGCAGAAAAAATTAATACTTATGTAATTGATAGTGTAGTTCTGAGAAAGAAATCACAGTATAGACTTTTTTATACAACTACTACAGAAACTTCCGCAGCCGCTAAAGGTATTATTGGGTCATTAACAAGTAATGGTTTTGAGTGGTCAGAAACAAAAGGTATACAGTGTCGAGCAGTTACATCAGGTTTTAATTACACAGGTGTAGAAAATATATATCATGGGGACAGTAATGGCTATATATATACACACGATTCAGGAAATGCTTTTTATCACTCAGGAACCTCCGCAAATATTAGGGCTACCTATGTTACACCTAATTATGATTTTGGAGATTTTGGAACTCATAAAAATATAAACTATGTAAAAATTTCTTTTAGTCCTGAAGGCGCAGTAACCCCTACTCTAAGAGTAAGATATGATTATGAGGACACAACCCAGCCTCAACCAGACGATTACAGTCTTACTTCAATACCTCTTCCTTCTCTTTTTGGAGAGGGTACATTAGGGACATCAACCTTTGGAGGTACTAATGACCCGATGGTAAGACAGGCTGTACAGGGCGGAGGTTTTACTTCAAGTTATAGAATACGAACAGAAGATGTTAAAAGTTCCTATTCTATAAATGGTCTATACATAGACTACACCCCAGCAAACAGGAGATAAGTTGAATGGCTAGTTATACAAGACAAAGTTCATTTTCAGATGGAGATACTATAACTGCGGCGTTATTTAATAATGAGTATAACCAACTCTTAAATGCCTTTGCTTATGCCTCTTCAAGTACAACGGGGCATAGACATGATGGAACTGCTGCTGAAGGTGGTAACATTCACACAATAGGCGACCAAGATTTTTTAAATAAAATTGTAGCTGATAGCACAAACAACCGTTGGGGAGTTTTTGTACAGGTTTCGAGTTCTGCTG